GTGAAGTTGCTGGAGCTGATTCTGAGCGCTGATGTTACCGGCAATCCATACTATGTCACCTTTAACACCCTGACAGATGTTGTCGTGTCCAGCGGTATCTGGAATGAGGCCGATGGACGCATTGAGTTTTAACAGGAAGGAGGGAACGCAATGCACATACCTGAAGATGAGGCCGAACGTCGGCGCTTAAATGAGCGGGGACGCGAAATCCTGCGGCGAAAGAACGGCGCTGTGCGTCCGCATCGTGAGGATGGCTATGTGAACCTCCTGAACAAGTACGGAACCAAGCAGGATAACTCCGAGGCGTACAAGTTTGAGCGGGAGCCGGTCATTCCTGATATGCAGCTCACTGGGCTGTATGAGGGCAACGGCCTGTTCTCCAAAATCATTGATACGCCTGCCGAGGAAGCGCTGAAACATGGCTTCGACCTGAATCTGAAAAGCGATGAGGTGAATGCCTTTGTGGAAGACGCTCTGGATGATCTCGAATGGGAGGAGAAGGCCGCCACCGCCATCAAGTGGGCGCGACTCTACGGCGGCGCTCTTATCGTCATGCTGATCGACGATGGGCGCGGGCTGGAAGAGCCTGTTGACTGGGAACATATCCGCAGCATTGATGAGCTGCGCGTCTATGAGCGCTCCATCGTGCAGCCCGATTCCTCCAGCCTGTACCAGCAGGATTACGGCGGGAAGGGTGTGGGGAACCGGGTGTCCAAGTTCGGACAGCCGGAATATTACTATGTTTCCAGCATCTACGGTTCCTTCAAGGTTCATGAGAGCCGCTGTCTGGTGTTCCGCAATGGCGTTCTGCCGGAGCAGACCTCCAATGCAACCTACCTGTTCTGGGGGATGCCGGAGTACGTCCGCATCCGCAGGGCGTTGCGGGAAACCGTAACAGCCCACACCGACAGCGTGAAGCTGCTGGAGCGGAGCGTGCAGGCAATCTACAGCATGAAAGGGCTTGCCTCCCTCCTGACCACGGATGACGGCGAGAACCAAGTGCTGAAGCGCTTGCAACTCGTCGATACCTCCCGTGGCCTGTTGAACAG